GACCTTCTATAAGATCTAAATTTGTTGAACCTATCTCCCAATAATGAATGCCTCTATTACCCCATTCTTGAAACAATATATTTAAAGTTCTTCTAGCGTTTTTTAATTGATAACCAGCAACGTTTTGCTGGCCTATTCTTTCAAAAGCTTCTTCTATTATTTCATCAATAGCAAAAGTTTTATCAAATGTTGTTGTTCCCGAGGTAGTGTTGGCCATTTAACCTCCTATCCATCAAAGAATGTCGTAACACTCACTGCTGTTCCTGCTGGAATATCTATAAAAGCTCCTGCATCAAATAACACCCCATCATCTGGAATATATGGATCAATGTAATCTTTTGTAGTTGTTGCAACTTGAAAAGAAAATAAAGATGTTCCTGATACAGGTGATGTATTAAAATAAGATATATTTCCTACAGTTCCACCAGTCGTAATGTGCATTCCTCTAACTCTTGTTCTACCAGCAGTTAACACAGCTTGTCCACCTGTAGTTCCTGCAGCGTTTCCAACTGAGGTATTTGTACCAACCGTGCCACTAGTAGCTATCTGAGTAACTGTATTAAAAAATTTACTACCTGTTACTGTAGTCGCGTTTGGTCCAGTTATCGCTTCTGATAAATCATTACCTGCAATATCTGTTCCAGTTACTGTAAAAGTAACTCCAGAAATATCTGCCGCCGAAGTTATAGTAAGTTTACACGCTTGATCTGTATCATGAAATGCACCTGTTCCCGCCGCTGCCGCTAAAGTTAAATTAGCAGCTCCACTTGTGGTTTGTAGTGCAGCCACTGATGCTGTTGCAGCAGATAAATTGTTTAAGAATGTTTTACTCTTTACGTCTGTTGACATTTGTTTCTCCTTAAAATTTAAATGTGGGGCCGAAGCCCCA